TCATGCGAAGATCCTCCATATTGCGAAGGCCAAAGGCGCGATTAGCTTGCTGCCGAGATCCCAGATCGTGTCGGAGCCCTTCCACTTGTCGAAGCAAAACTCATCGACGAGAGTCCATGCCGACCATATTGCAGGGATAATCCATCCCCACAAAACACCTGCGAGCGCAAACGTAGCTCCTGCAAAGATATGTGCGGCAAACTCTACCTTTTCAAGATATGTCTTTATGCCGAGCTTTTGCAGCAATCGAGAAAGCAGCCAGTTCGGGTTGAGATAGTTTGGCATATTTAAGAACCTATTTTATATGATATTGACCCAATGATTGCTCTGTCAGAGTTATTTTGTCCGTTTCCAATCAGAGAAGTGCTTACCCCTGCCTCTATATAATAGAATCTTAAACGCCGGTTGTAGGGGCTCTCTCCTACGATGAAGCAATAGCCTGGATATGCTATACTGTTGTTTTGGATTATTGCGTGGCCACTTAAATAAGAACCAGCAGTCTTGCTTATCCCAATCGGGAGCGAAAGATATAAGTAATAAGCCCCACTTCCTTCGTCACCTCCATCGCCAGAAAAAGCGAAATCGACTTGTATGTTTCCGTTTTTTTCAACAACATATGAATATGTGTTGGTAGTGTATTCCGGCGCAGTCTCACCAGAAGTCCCAAAATATTTTCCTGATTCTGCGCTATTTTGTCCCACAGACATCAAAAATCTTATATTTTCTTGATATTTTCCAAAACCATCTTGCGAAGTCAGCGCCGTTACAGTCCAAGCGTTTCCTGCCGTTGCATATGTAGTTCTGAAACTTCCAACCGTTTCGCAAGTTTTGCCGACCTCATCTCCAAGAGTAAGCCCCGAGGCCATGATGAACATATCGCCCTCATCGTCGCAGTCCTCGTCTCCCTTTTGGCACATATCAGCCGCAGCCGCGCCGGAAGATATGCGAGCAGGATTTCTGCTAAAGGCGAAATAATTCTGCGTGTTCCCCTGACAGGCGTGAAGAAACCACGGCATATCCTCCGACCAATTCGCCTCTGAGATGCCTAAGAGATTTCCGTCCGTATCAGATGCCGCGCCAAATGTCGTCGAAACCGGAGCTGTGAACTCAAGCGCAGCTCCGCCGTTTGGCATACCGACGAGACATGGATTGCTTGCCGAAAGAGCGTTGCCATCCGAGCCAACTATCGAAAGCGTCGAGCCGGAATATTTCAACTTGCAGTTGGAGGTTTCCCCGGCCTGCAAAAGAACGCTCGATCTAGCGGCCTTGATATTGCCGAAACTATCGACTTTCCAATTTACAGCCGCCCAAGCAATCGAGCTCACCAACACAGCCCCGACCGCCCAGCTCATAACTTTAAAAACTTTGCTCTTGATCGTCATTGAAATCCTCCGTTTTTAGATACAAAAAAACCGCCATCGAGGCGGGTTAGTTAAAAAACGATGTCATCTTGAATTTATTCAACCTTCATAGCTTTGACGCTGGCTTTCCAGTTTATATCTGTTGCCGCTTCGCCTGTGACTTCAAGGTCTATTGCCTGAGCCACCGCATCGGCCACGAAATCAGCTCCCGCCCAGCCGTCCGTATTGAACTCATTTGAGATCGATGTCCCTCCGAGTTGTGTCACGTTTCCAGCGCTGTTGCGATAGAAAGTCGCCGCAAGGTCGGCACGATAAAACGCAGATCCGTCCGATTTGCGACCTATGACATTTGCCTCAACTGACCAGAGTTCGCCTTCGGCAACTAAAACGGTTGCGAGCTGCGTCGCGGTTGCGTCTGTGGTCGAAACAGATCCGGCTGTCCATTCATCAGGCAGATTTAAAAACGGCTGAGAGAGATAAAGCCCTGTCCTCGCGTCGGTAATATCCGCATCGGTAATTGCAGTGACGCCAGCTCCGACATATATCGATGCGATCTTCACATATCCGGCTGGGACGGCTGGCTCGGCAGGAGCTCCGGCAGCAACGCCCGCGACGTATGAATAATCGAAGGAAACAACGTCCCTTTTATAAACATTCTGCGTCGTTATGCTTCCGCCGCCGTCCTTGATATATCTGGATTCTGAATCGGCATCGTCACGAGCTGCCTTAATGCAAACGATATCGATGCGAGGATCGCCCGGATCTGCCGCGTCAACTGTTATCGACTGAGCCGCAGCGACATAAATAGGTTTGAATTTTGGCTCATCTGCGTCGGCTTCACTTGATACATATTGAAACCCGCGCCCTGTGCCGATCTCGACATCCATGCCTCCGGCTGCCGATACAGCGCAATCGGTATCAAAAAAGACAGCGGTTGCGGGATCTCCCAGCATCCTCCGCAGGATGTAATCATATAAAAATTGCTCATGAATACTCTGCGCGTCTTTCTGATCCTCTGTTACCACCAACTCGCCTTCGTTGTACTTCACGCGATCTGACATAGTTTCCCCTTTATTCGATGATCATGTTAAAACGAACACCAGCCGCGCGGTTGCGGTCGATGTACTGATAGACTCGAGTGTAAATCGATTGGTCGGTAAAAAGAACGTCGTCCATGAAAGAATCACGGTCAAGATATGCCTGCCGATCCATAAAAGCGTCGAGTAATAGACCTGAAACTTGCCAAGGGATGAAAGCCGTAAATATACAGAAAGTATCGTCCCAAAATCTAGCGCCCCGGTCGAAATAATCCCTGTCGGCAAAGCAGCCGTCGGTCAGATGCTCGACGATATAAGCGCCCTTGGTAGTAAGCAGATTGTTGATGCCGGATTCTAAAGCTGGCTTGGTGACTTGATCGTCCCAGCTTCTTATCCTCATCTGGAGATTTGCGTCCGGCTCCATTTCGCCGCGAACGAGCCCCCGCCCCTTCGCGTGTAGATCGAGCCTGTTTTCCTCGGCCTGAAGTACTTGAGCCGATAGGACAAATTCATCGACCGTCGCTTCAACCGCCTCCATGATCTTGGCGATTCCTTGATATATCGCCAGACCATCCTCGAGGCTGTCGATCACCCACACGGCAGGATAAAGCGCCTCGATGCGGGCGAGTATTTCGTCTTGAGTTCTAGGCATAATTTATGAGGTCGTCACATCTCCGCCGCGAATGATTTCGTCGGCGCTTGGAGCTACGTTTCCAGATGGGTCGTTTATTGTGACCGCTTTGATGCCCGGAACCGCCTGAACGACTGCGGTCAGGGCTGAAAGATACATTGTCTCGGCGACGTTTAGACCGTCACGATATGCCCTTGCTGCGGCTATCGCCGCCAGCCTGACGGCTTCGGTATCGACTCCGGCCTGATAAGTCAGGCTCATGTCGATATCCTGCTCGACTGCGGTTGCCCCATCGACATTGATAGTTATGCCGCAAGCCCGCCAGTTGATGAGCTCTGCCAAAACCGCAGCTTCGAGAGTTGCGTTTGAGTTGCCGTCCTCGTCTGCGATATAGAGCGTCACATATCCAGAGGCAGCCGTTGATTCATCGAGCGCGGCAAAAAAGACGCCGCCAACTTGTAGCGCGGCAGCTTCGACAGCGCCGACAGTCGCCCGGCGCAGAGTTTCGAGATATTTTTTGATTCTATCGCGGAATCGATCATCGCTTTCTTCGTCAGCCCCTCCGACAAATTTAGAAGAGTTGCTTGCCGAGATCGATGCGTCGTCTAGGGTCGTTTTGATGACCGTTATAGTGGCAGCGGTTACGTTTCCGCTCGTGCCACCCTCGACCGCTTCGGCTGTTATTGTCACCGAAAGCCCTGTCAGGGTCTTGGTCTCGGTCGTTTTAAAAACAACCTCGTCGTCGGTTCCTGCCGGATCTGTCGCAAACAGAGATCCCGCATCGATTGTTATATCCCCGGCGTCGGTGTTTGCCCTTGTCAGCGTGATCGAGCCGACCGCCTTGACGGATGCGATCCTCTCAAGCTGCCAATGATCCCACGCGAGGACATCGAGCGCGTCCCCTTCCGCAGTATCGACGAAGGTCTCGGCAAGTCGCCTGAGAGCCATTACGACAACCTCGTCGCCTATTGCAGCCGCCGATCCGATGACGGTATCGTTCACAGATCCGGCTTCCCAATTCGTGAGATCGGGGTTGCGAAGCTGCGCCTCGTCTTTGCCAACTTGATATAGGTCTTGGAATTTTGAAATGATGGACATTAGTTGATCTCGAATCCGTAAGCCTGCGAGACCGGAATCCCGCCTTTGGCTATCAGTTCCACCGACACGATGACGCCGTGCTCTTCGCGCTTAATGCCGACCCGAACGACCCTTTCGACATCTGGGTCTTTCGAGACGTTGCGAATTATAGCGTTTCGGAGCTGCGCGATTGTGTTGGCGTTATTAGGACGATTTAAAAAACGGATGATGCCGACGCCCCAATCTGGGCGATGAAATATCTCGCCCGGAGAGGTCAGAAGCATCCGATCAATTCGGTATTTGAGGCCATCTATGCCGGAGGTCGTGCAGAGGTCGCCATTCGACCCGACTCTGAAATCCGACTCTTGATATATATCGGTTCCGAGCTGTGCCTGTTGGTATCTCGTGACCATCAGTTCGCCTTTGTAGTTGAGGTCAAGCTATTTGCCGGAGGCGGGGTCGCCGGGGCTCCTGAAGTATCCAAGCCCGAGGAAACTCCGCTATGCGTATGCGTAATCACCCAGTTGTAAAAAGCTGCGGTCGCCATTGCCTGTTCGCCGCCAGCACCGTTTCCGAGAGTGACCGCCGGGGCCGTGACATCAGCAGCAGTTCCGGCTATGACTGACGCATTTGCAGCCGCATCGACTTTTGCATTGCCTCCGGCTTTGACCGTTGAGTTGCCGCCGGATTCAACATCAACATTTCCAGTTACGACCATCGAGACGTTGCCGTTGATCGTGACATCGAGGTTGTGACCCGGCTTGCCGACGAGTAAAATCTTGTCGTGACCCACGCCCGCAGGGATAGAGTCGAACTTGTTAGGCATCCTTGCGACGACGATCCCGGAGTTGATGTCGTCGTTTGTAAATATTACGACGACCTCGTCCCCGATCTCTGGCAGCACGAAAAGCCCGAAGCCCGAGCCTTCGTATGCAAAGCCGAGCCTTGCGTTTGTCTTTTTGCCGCTTGGATGCAGGGTTAAATCGAGATCAACTCCTGAGCTGTCCGACCGAACAGTCACCTTATCGATTGTCGCGTTGCTCGGGGTCATCAGCTTTGAGCCTCTTTTATGATCTTATCGGCATCGATGAAGTTTATGAAATCGACGTTCAAACTATATCCGCTTTCAACCGAAAACTTATGCGCCGCCTTTTTGACGTAATAGGGGCCGTACATTTTGTCGGAATCGTAGAGCTTCGAGAACACGCCCGCCAGCTCGTCGGGATATCCCATCCTTTTGAGATGCCCCTGACGTTCTGAATCGCTCATGCTGTGAAAGTTAAAAACGCCGTTGCTGTCGGCATGAAACCCGACAAAAACAGCGTCGCCGTGTCTTAAAGTCATCAGCGACTTATCGGAGCCTGAAAACAGCGTCCGAGCCTCTTCTGTCTCGAGGCTGCCGCTCATCTCTTCCCTCACGAGCGCCCAATAAGTATCCTCGGCGATCTGATCGAGCCGCGCCTTGTCGTTTATATTGGAAACCGTGAAGCGTATTTTTTCTTGTTTATCGACTTTATCTTCACCAGATACGACTTTGCGCTCGGGATCTTTTTTCGGATATTTGCCGATGAGCGTCTTTTTCTGCTTGTCGTCGTAGCTTCTGACCTCGATGCTGGGAGCCCTTTTCTTGCGTAGATCGCGCTCGATCTTGAGCTTTTTTAAGTTCTTGCCGTATAGAAAAAGCTCGACGTAAGTATCCGGGGTCAGGTTCTTCGCCTTTGTGATGATCAGCTTATCCTTTTCGATATAGCAGATCAGCCCGGCTTGCTGCACCAGATCGACTATGAAATCCCAGTATGACTCGCCCTCTTCGGTTCCAGCCTTGTGATTCCAATCGCTTTTAAACTCCGAAAGATTCGGGGTTTCCTCGATGCCCTTGAGCACGACCTCGATCTCGGCAAAAGCCGCCTCTTCAGCGAGCAATGCTTTAACGATCTGATCGACAGGCTTGCGAAGGTCGATCATTTCGTCGCCGATCATGGTATCGATCAAAAGCCCGGTATAATCCCTCGCTTCAAAAGATACTTTTGATCCGTCATCTGAAAACTCCATCGACGGAACATCTACAAAGCCGACAAACATGAGATTTGAATCGTCGCAGTTCGTTTCGCCCCCGGCGCTTGACTTGGTGTCCATATGCACCTGAATTGCCAGCGACCTGACGAGCCTCGGATCAATCGGCTGCTCTTTAAAATTACAAACGACCTTTGCCGTGTCTGCTTCTCTGTACGAATTGCACTCAACCGTGACCTCTAGCGGATAAACAGGAGACGACACGACCTTTTCATCGTCGCCCTCGTAGATCGCCGATAAAATGACTTTTGCCCACGGATAGAATACGCGCATATTTTTTTATTGTGGAATGACAAGTTTCTCACCGACTGTAAGTGTCGTTGTGGTCTTTCTGTTTTTAGCCAATATCTTCGGCCATTCGTGCGGGGTTCCGTAATATCGCAGCGACAAGAGCTGCGGCGTGTCCATCTCTTCGACGATATGTTCGACAAGCGGCGCTGTTTTTGCCTGCGCCTCTAGTCTGATAATTGCGTCTTGGATCTCGCCGTGATTTTTAGAACATTCCCGCCGGAGCGTTTTGAGCCAGATGGCAACCGCGAGCTCATCTTCAAAAAGCCCGGACGGAGCCGCCTCTGATATCCCTGCGCCGTTGCATTGCTGCGTTACATCTAGCAAGTGCTGACGCATTGATTTCATTTCGGCAATTTTGCCCTGTATCTCTTCTGGGGTCATAATTTAAAAACCCTGTTCGCGGTTCCGGTCGCCCTGTTCATCGGCGAGCTGATCTTTCCGAGCACCTTGCTGTCGAGTCCCAAAGGGAGCGAGTTAAAAACAGAAGTCACGCCTGCAAAGCTGTTTCCGACCTTCCCGATCAGGCTCATAGCCGACCGAAGCGGCTTTTTATAATCCAACTCGAAAGCGCCGTCTCCGGCGTCTGCCATAATTTCAAACGTGATGTCGTATTCGATCTCGTCGTGAGCATGGAGCTGAAAGTTTGCGTCCTCGATGATCGCGTCTTTTGCGACCTGTCCCCACTCTATCGACAGAGCCCTTTTCGACTTTTTGAATATCTCGATCTGCTCCCGGTAATATGTAGCAGTCGCGCCGTTGAGCTCGTTATCCTTTAAAATACCGTGAATCCTGAGCGGCGTATTGTTCGTCGTGATGATCTGCGCGGAGGCGACATCATTTCCCGGATAGTTCGTCTTTTTGTATTTCGTCTCCCCGCCATAATCCATCGTTGCGATAGGAGATGCGGCGCCTTTTAGCGTAAGCGTCTGCGCCGAGCCGAAGGCGTCGAGGGCTTCCCCGAGCCTGTTCATCCAGTTCCCGCCTGATCCGCCACCAGAGCCACCTTGCGCCCGAATGACAAAATCAAACATTGCGCCTGGCAGAAAATCATAAGCCATATCAGCGGCGCTTTTTACGTTTTGAATGTTTTGGATGAGTGCCATTTATGAAGTCGCTAGGCTGAATCGTTTATTCGATGTCAGCGGTCTGTCTTTCAGCTTGTCGAATACCTCTCGAACCTTGAACGCAATGCGGTCTGGATCGGCGTTGTCTTTAAATTCCTGCTTGATCGTTATGCCGCCGTTGAAGTTCTGGGTAATAGTTGGAACTGCCCCTTTGCCCTTTGCAACGCCGCTCTGAGAGCCTTCCGCCCCCGGAATCCGGCTAGGGATGGACGGCCCTGTTCTGATCTGTTGGATGGCGTTTGAAGCGTTTTTTGCGACCTTCTGATGCGTCTCGTCGAAACCTTCCTGCATCAGCTTGAAAGCCTCGGGGATTGAAGAGAGCCCGCCCGATTTCAGCATATAAAATGCCGAGGCAACTGCCTTAAGATATCCGAGAAAGATATCGAACGGAGTTTTTATAGCGGTCACGATCAGCGTGAGATAATCGATGAAGGTTTCAAAAACTATCAGGACTTGATTTAAAACTTCGCCGAAGTTCCTTCCGCCCATCTCGGCGTTGCCTAGCAGGACTCCGAAAAAGCGATCTATCGAATCGATGAGCGCCTGAAAGCTGCCGCCGAGTCTATTTTTGAGATCCTCAGCTCTTTCGCTGCCGGAGCCAAGATATTCAATTAAATTTATGACAGGGCTTGCAAAATACTTCACGACATCGAGCAAGCCCGATCCTGCTGCCATGAAGATTTCAATCATCCCTGACATGCCAGAAGTCAGAATTTCTTCGTTCTTTTCGAGGAACTCGTTCAGGCTTCTCAAGGTTGTTTTTACTGATTCAAACGCCTGATTCCCGGCGACCCTTTTGATGATGTCAATCAGGTCATAGAACGTAGCCTTGATCGTCGTGAAGGAATCCTCAAGCAGCCTCATCGTGTCGGGAGTGACCACGTTGTTTAGAGCGTCTCTGATTGCCTTGAGCCTCTCGTCCGGCTTCATCTTGTTGATCGATTCAGGATCTAGCCCGAGCAGCTTCGGCAGACGATCTCGGCTCTTAGCCAAGCCCTGCAACATCTGCTGGGCATCTAGCGCAGTCACCTCTTGCGCTTGCCCGGTGAACTGGCCTGCGATAAGCATCTTTTTGATGAGTTCGGTAAAATCCCCGCCCATCTCCCCGCCAGCCTTGAGATATGGGTCGATGATAAACTGACCGATCTGGCTGAAATCCTTTGCCGTCCCCGGCGCGGTCTTTGCCGCATCTACGAATTGCTTGAGCTGCTCTTCGGCAACTCCGACAGATGCCTTTAAATTCTCGGCAGGGCTTAACTGCTTTCCGGTCGCGTCCTGATATTTCAAGTTCGCGTTGACGAGGGCCGAAAGCGCAAGGCGCTGATCTTCAAACTCTTGATTGAGCGAAATAAGCTCCTTCGAGAAGTTTGAAATCGCCCTTGTAGCTGATGAAAACGCCCTAGTGATCGCGTTGGCAACTAGGTTTGCACCTGTGACCGCCTTGAACATCGACCCGGTCATCCCGGTCGTCTGGTTGGTGATATTTCTGGCTGCGTTTGTAGCTTGATCGCCGATCTTGATATTGGTCAGGATGTCATATTGAGTTGTGCTCATGAAACGCCCTTTTCCTTCGCAACGATCTCTTCTACCGCATCGAGCAACGCCCAGCGTTCAGTCACAGTCATTTGCATAATTTCGCTAAGCGGCTGATGTCCGTATCTCGCCAGATACGCTATTTCACGCCAGAGTCCTTTTTTCAGGCGGTCGGTTCTAAAGGGCTTTCTTCCTGCCCTCCGAAATTGATGTCGTTCAGATGCTTTCTGAGCTCTACGACTTCGGCATAAGTAAAAAATGCGTCGAGGTCTACGAGGACTTCGTAATTGCAAGCCTGCCCGTCTATCTCCCTGATCGTCATGCGGAGCTGCTCATTCAAATATCTAAGCTGCCCGCTGAACTTGGAGGCATCCCCGACCTTTTCAGCCGCGAGCTGCTCCATGCGTGTCGTCATCGGCACAAAGCCGATCTTCTTGCCGCTTTTTAACTGCTTGATGATGAGATCCATATTTCCCCCCTGCTGGTTAAAATCGCATTATGCGATCTGTTCGTAATCTTCAGCCGTGAAATCGAGCTTCTTCGTGAACTCTTCCGCTGTCATGCTGCGGCTGATCTTGATGCAAGCTCTGCGAAAGGCATAAGCCTTGACCGAGCCATCCGGCAGCGACTCTTGGATCTGAACTCCGAAAACATTTGTTTCCTCGTTGTTGTCGGCGAGTTCGATCTGCGCTTGCAGAAGATCCTCGAGAGCTCCGTCCTCTATTTCATAGGTGATAGTCCCCGAATGACCGTTTTCAACTCTGGAAACTCTCGGACGTTTTTCGCCGAGATATTTCTTTTTCACTATTTCGCCATCGTCGTTGAAGTCGGCGCTTTTCGCGTTGAATACAGCGACAGGCTGACCGTCTTTCGTGACGGTGACTTTCAGGTCTTTACCGATAATTGTCGGCATTTTCATATCCTCCCGCCGGGATCATGCCCGGTCGTATCTGTTAGAGTTTTTTATTGATTAGCCTGCTGACTGCTCTTCGCGAACTTCGACGCCTGTCCCGATCTGCGCTTTCAGTACGATGTAGCGCATCGAGCTGAATATCCTTACCTTGAGCAGAATATTGAACTCGCCGTTTGCGATCGTGTAGTTGTCGTTGAGGGAATCGATATCGACTAGGAACGGAAGCGTTCCGGCATCAACGTCGGCTTTGGTCGGGATGATTCCCTTTTTGCCGAGGTCGTGCAGAAAAGCCTCGATCTCGCCTTTGATAGTGACATGATTTTCGCGCTTGTTGACCTTGTTCTGCCAAAACACCAAGCGATCAGCTATGGAGTTCTGAAGGAAGTCGGTCATGCGACGCCTGAGTATCGGCTCTTTGCCGGAGGTCAGGTCTGTGGTTACGCCGTTTTTGAAGCGGTAGCCGTAAGCTGGGTTGAATGTAAGCGCGGAGATCCCGGCCTTGTTCAACGTGACGTAATCATTCCAAGTAAAGCCCGTTCCGCCGCTCGTAAGCCCGGCTATGCAAGTCGCATACTTCACCGACTCAATCGTCGCAGGATCTATCTCAGGGCCGAAAACCGAAAGGATCGAAGCCATGACGCCGGAAGCCGGAACGTCGATATAGTCGCCCTTCGTGAAGCTCCACTGCTTATGATACGGATAGACATATACAATTCGGTCATAGCGATAATTGGCGACATCTGCGACAACGTCGGCAACTGTGTCGTCGTACTCTCCCGCTATGATCGCGATCTTGTCCTCATTCAAAGCGACATGAGATTCGAGAGCTGCGTTGATCGCGGCATTGTACTTTCCGCAGATCAGGATATTGACATCGTTCACGTCCTCGAAAAGACGGATTCCGTCCTTGTTCGATCCGTCGCCTGTGTAATCGGTATCGGCAGGAATTCCATCTACGCCACCAGCTAGATCGGCAGCGGAGGCAACGTCGGGCTTTGTCGTCTGGCCTGTTTCCATCGCGCCATCAACATAATCATTTTCAGGGAATACGAGAGCGGCTGCGTTCAGGTTGTCGGCATCGAGGACGAGCTCGTCTTTATAGAATACCTTGCAGCGAAAGCCCTGAGTGATGCTGACATCGCTGGCAGCTAGTATCTGAGCTGAAAAGTCGTTGCCGTATAGGCCGACATATTTCGCCGTTACTTTAAAGACAGGAGTCTCCGCCGCGTTGAAAGACTTGGTCGCCTTTGCCTGAGTGCTGGAAGCAACTCTCACGACGCGAAGCTGATTGAACTTCTTGTTCGCAAGAATGTTGAAGCCGTTGTATCCGTTACCGGATGCAGCGCCGTATCCGCCAAAAATGCGGCTGAACTCGGCAGGCGAGCCGACAGAAACGATCTCATTTACCGGGCCGCGCTCAAATTCACCCACCACGCCGACGACGCCAGTTCCGCGACCTTTTACCTGTCCCGGAGGGTCTTGCTCCAAGATATAGACGCCATCGACTTGATATGCGTCGAGTATGTTTGCAACTTTCATAATGTCAGGCATTTTTTCCTCCATTAAAAAAGGCTCCCTTCGTGGGAGCCTGTTTGGTTTCGACTTCTGATTTTAACTTCTCATCTATTCAAAAATGATTTGAACCTCTTCCGGCAATGCAGCCAGATCCTCGAGCGTCTGAGTTCCAACTCTCCAATCGAGGGTCATCTTCGTCATTTTCGGCTGAGTTCTTAAAACTACGATGTCAGCCCTTGAGTCGAGCTCTACTAAGGATCGAAACTCTCTACGAGCTCCCGAGTCCTCGGTATCCTGCCACCTGAAACCCTTTATTGAATATCCGGCTTTCAGGTTGTGATAGTTGCTCATCGCCAGATAAAGCCCCGAGTTGCTCCGATATGACGGATAGCTTCCCGAGTAGCTTTCGACCTGACTCATGAGCGCATCGATGACCTTGTTTTGATACTCTCCCCTTTGCGTCGCCGAGCGCGTCCAAACGTCGATCTGGATTCCGACCGACATATTGCCGATTCTATAAGTGGCGATCACGCTGTCGTCATCGCCATCTGATTCGTCTATTTGCTCAGGAGCCCTGAGCCTTGCGACAGGGCTCGATGTCACAATCGAGATCGATGGATATTGTATTTTTGTTCTTGGATCGGGCCACGATCTCATGACCGCCTCGATCCCTGAGACGTTTGTCTCGAGATGCGACGCTAGCGTGTCGATCATAGCTCCGAGGACATCGATTGCCATTTCAGCCCTTTCGTGCGACCTGTTCGACTATCCGGTCACATTCCCTTTTGAGTTCCTTCTTGATAGCTGGCAAAAGGCTCTTGGCTATAAAATGCGGCTTAGTGCCTGACCTTGCTATTTTGCGCTGAACAGCCCTTGCGATGCGCCGGGTTTCCACCTCGTCGCCTCCAAACTTTCGCCTTGCCCATTCATAAATTGCTTTAAACGGAGCCCAATGCGGTCTTGATCCGACCTCAATCACCGACGCATATGGACAGTCGTTTCTTATTTCAGCCCCATTGCGGAGCGTCTTGGCGTCCCATGAGTTCTTAAAAAGCCCTCTATCAACGACGCCTGAATCGCTCGTTTTTTTGATCGAAGCCGCTTTTCCGAACTCGGCTGCATTTGTCACAGCTCGCAAAATGCCTTGATTGACCTCTTTCAGCTTTCGCGTGATCGTCGGCCCAAGCTGCGCGGCTGTGATTTTAATTCCCATGAATTTTGACCATTATGCCGCTCATGAATATCGCAAGCGGCGTTGATAGCAGCACCTCGACCGATTCGACGTTGTAATCTATGCCGTCGAACCGAACGCGATCCCCGGAGCTTATAAGCGCCGAGCCCATCGCCATAAATTCGCTTTCGATGGGAGTCGTATCTCCGGCCCCGGTTACTTTGGAGCTCTTCTTTTGCCCGACGATCAGCAACTTGACCGGAGTTTCTACCTCGGCAGAGCCTTCGATCTCTCCGTATGCGTTAGCCGTTCCGCCTGTCGTCGTTACGATATAGGCGTTGGCGTCACCCGGGGCGACATCTCCGAAGATCGATTCAAATTGAGATCCAATCGCTTCGTAATTCATCAGATGACCTCAAGCTCCGGGCCTTGCATAGAGTTGTAGCCCTCTTCAAGCGAGCGAATTGCCCGCTCTAAAGCGTCACGTTCTGCGCGTAAGGTTGTGATCAGATCGCCGTTATCAACCGATATCTTTCCGATTGAATAGCTTTTCGGCAGGCTGCTCAGACTCGTCAACTGCGCGTCTATTGCGTCCCTTCGCGCTTCCAGTTCCTCTTTTGTCGGCTGCGCCATCGTCTAACTCCTTCATCGGTTCGCTTTTCGCCTCCGATGATTTGATTTCGGTGCAATACGGATGCCCCCTAAGATAAGCGATCTCAAGAGGGTCATCCGTATCGATCAAGCATGCGTCGTCGGATCTCATACGCTTTAGTCCACCGACGAGCATCAGGGGGTAAATTGTCTTAAATTTTGCCATTATTTACCGCCCTTCATGGCCTTTGGTTTTGCGACCGACTTTTTGATCTCTTCTACTGCTGCGGATTTCGCCTCCACCGGAGCGATAGGCTCAAAAGCCTTTGGAGCCTTTACCTCGTCGAGTCTTTCGACGTACTTCGCGACAGACAAAATCTTGATCGCTTCTGGATCGTTTATCTCCAAGATTCCATCTGGCCCGAATTTCGGTAAAATCCCTTTGATAGATGCGCCCGGTATTGATTTGAATTTAGCCATTTCAATCCTCCTTGAGTGTTCAAGAAAAACCCTCCGGGGAGTTGGAGGGTTAATCTTAAAGGCTCAACGACTAGGTCTTATATCGTGATCCCATAAAGCAGCTTGTTGCACTTTGCGACGTTCTTGAAGCTGAAGGTCAACTCGGCAACTGCCTTGCGGCTTACGCCATCCTGACCCTTCTGAGTCGCATCTTCGTCCTTCACTCTCTGCAACCAGTTCTTCGCCATCTTGGAGCTGACCGATATGAGGGCCATATCCTTCGGGAACTGAGGAACGACGACGATCTTCTGCAATCCGCCGAGCGGTATCGCAGACCTGAAGCCGTACACTGCGCGGCCTGTGGCCTGATCTGCCCTCTGGACGACTACGCCGGAGCTGTCGAGCGCCGATATCTTCGCAGCGACTTTCGGGCCGCAAACGAGGATGTCAGGCATCATGCCGGAAGCGGAAAGGATCTGCTCGCAACCGAGATCGATGTCAGAAGCCTGCAAACCACCGATAGATCCGGTCTTTAGGGCTGTTGCGTCGTTCAGGATCTCGTTGATTATGCCGCCAGCGGTTCTCGGCTGGGTTGCGCTGCCAACGTGCTTCATGCCGCTGATCAGGGCGCGGTCGAACTCAAGCACCATCTCTTGCAGCCTGAGCTGCATCTGATAGTTGATTTCATCCTCGACGCCGTGAGTTCTGATCTGCTGCTGAGTACGAGATACGGTCGCAAACTTTGTGAAAATCTGCGTGTAATTGTGAGCATCGACGCGATCCTGCGCTTCGTCGTTTCCACCGACTACGTTTTCCAACCACGGACGCTGAACAACCTTCACGATGTCGCTGATCGCGACTTCTACTTTAGCCTGGCTGTTATACTGCCTTGTCACTGTCAGGTCGTTTCCGACGATGTTGGTGACGCGAACCTGTTCGAGAAAAGCCGCGCCTGCCGCAGCTTCAAAGCCGAGGATGTCGTTGATCTCGAACTTCGTGCCGTCTGCCACTTTCAAAGTGGTGTGTCCGGTCTCGAAAGTCGCTGCGACGGTGTCGCTATACGGCGAAAGCTCGTCCTGAAGGTATTCGTGCTTCGTGCTTTTGGCATCCGGGCCGTCGCCTATAAGGGCGAACAGCGTCGGAGAGTTCGCGAGGATGATATCAACCACAGGCTGAACATCTCTCACCTGATCTGCGAATGAATAGCTAAGTGCTCCTGCTGAAAACATGATTTAGTTCCTTTCTGGGGCGCTATGACAGGGCTTTGAGAGCGGCTAGCGGGTCGCCCTTGTCTTTTGCCTCTTTTAGTTTTTGTTCTAACTCCTGCCCTTTTTTCTCATCTCCGGGCTGGGCCTCTTTCCCGGTCGTACCGACTTGCGCCTGCTTCACCTGACTGAACAGATAGGGCTTCGTTTTCTTGAAGCCTTCGATGAAGGCTTTCGCTGATTCTGGATCTTCAGCGTTGAACTCGGAGAGGTCTGCGAGCTTTATTGCGTCGGATACGTTCGAGCATCCGGCTTGAAGCGCCGCATATCCGAAGGCGTTCTCGCGCAGGGTTTTTGCCAGCGTATCGGCAGCGGCTTGCGCCTTTGCCTCGGCCTCAGCCTTTTCAGCTTTCAGCCTTTCAACTTCAGAGAGTTTCGACTTTTCGGCCTCAGCCTTTTCCTTTTCGTAAGCCTCGAGCTTTTCGGCTTTCTCTTTAAGATCCTTTTCCAGAGCTTCGATCTTCTTGCGAGCTTTCGCTGCATCTGCGTTGCCAGCATCGTCGCCTTTTGCCTTTTCAAGCTCGGCGATTTTAGCCTTTGACGCTTCGAGGTCTTTTTGAAGTTGATCGATCTGTTCTTTCGTGAGTTCCATGACTTGCCTCCGTTTTTGAGGGCCGGGTCGCCCCCTCGGGTTTTGGCCCCGGTAGCCATCTGCGTTAAAAGGGACGCAGCGCCCTCTCGATCAAAACGATCGGTAATAAAAAAGGCTCTCCGAAGAGAGCCTTTCAAACCGCAATTTCACGATATAACTTAGTCGGTCGGGCCAGTAGCGAGAGCAGCACAAGCCCAAGTGTTTTCAGCTTCGCAATAGCAAAGCTCTTTTGTTCCTCCGCCAGTATCAAAGCGGATCTGTCCGAGCGTACAGGTAGCGCCGACATCTTCCTGAACAAGTTCCAAGATGTTCACGTCATTATAGTCAACAGTCGTTCCGTCTGCGCTTATGCTATCGACATCGATATCCCCGACGTTCGTTATGTTACCATCGGAGAAATCACCGCCAGCAAATGTCGGGCTGGCAGTCGTCGAAACATCCTGATTGATTGTGGATGCCGCGCTGACTGTTAGATCGTCATTGATATCAACAGAAGCTCCAGAGGCAACATCTAAAACTGCCGTTCCGTTTGTGATGTTGTAAGTATTTGTCCCGCCTGTTATCGCGAGAGCGCCACCATCTTTAAGCTTAACGCCGTCAATCGTTACGCCTGCGGCAGATGTCTTTTCCGAGATCGTATCCACGGAAAGAGCAGCGCCCATCGATGTAGCGCCATTTACGGTCAGCGATCTGCCGATTTCGACGTTTCTCAAAAACTTCTGATCCCCAGCGTATGTCTGAGCGTGGGATACAGCCGCGATCAACATGATCGCACACACAACCGCAACAGCTAATCTCTTCATTTTAGCCTCCGTTCCCTGATCTAATCAGGCCAAGTTAATTTTTTGATTTTTTAGAAAAACGCCGAAAGGCGAGGCGTCCCCCACCAAGCGGCGGAGAGGGCCATTTTTTTTAAATAGGCCCGCTCAATTGTAGCCCCCTCTCAGAGCTACTTAATTACGTCCTTCAAGGATGTGACAAACCATTTTGCATAGCTCAAGCAACCGACAGGGTTTCCAACCGATATCGACGCTATACACAAAGCCGAGTTCCAAGAAGCGTCAAACAAGTCCACCTTTTCATACCAAGCTGGTTGATCTGCCGTACACATCCAAACCGTTCTGTGACCGTAAGTTCTCCATCCACAGCTCACGATCTTTTCCATCTCAGCCTCCTTAACCCCTCTCTGGGTTAAGGACGGCCCCTCTCAGTTATTCATAAACGTAATCAGGTAAATGAATCCCGAAAATAAGATATTGAACCAAAAATTCAGATGCCGCTGGCTGCCTGTATCCGCCTTGAATATAAAGATCACTTCGTACCAAGTTCGGAGTTAATGAAGATTTTGTAATGCCGTTTTCTGCTGTTGATGGGATTGAAAGCCTAACCACCTCGTCAAAATTAGATCCCTGCACGAAAGAAAAATATGGAGGCGATGGAGGCGGAACGACTTCTGGATTATAATTTTCAACGGACTTGGTAATTATAAGAATATCCGTAATTAAATATGCCCCACGATGCGGCGCGTCCATTAATTTGACAGGCGCACCAAGCGTTCCATAGCTTATATCTATCGGATCAGTTGCCACAAGCAATCTGACTCCGCTTGACCCATTCAAGGCAATATCATTTATTTTTTTATTATCATATTCCTGAACGTCAGAATATCCGGGAACCAACATCGGCTTATTTGAGAAGTCAAACTCGTCGCGATCAGTTTCAAATTCACCTTCGCCATTGAGCCTCAAGAGCTTAAAGCCATCCTTTGAGTCGTACTCAAAAATGGTGTCGTTATCGTTGAGATCGTCAACGTCTGAGTCCGTGACAACCTTGTGACCATCATAAGCCTCTGCATAGGTTATAGGCTTAATCTCTAGGTTGTCATAATACACGGGTTCGGAGTGTTCATCGTCGGCAGTAAGAGTCACCGAAGTCAGTTCCGAATATGATCCATTAGGCCCGAGAAAAAGAAGATAAACAGACATTCTTCCGCTTCTCGGCATCGGAATCTCGGCTTCGGAATATGACGAAATCTCAAGCGGCCCATCTCCCGTCAGCACGGTCAGATCCCCACTTACATCAACGCCATATTCTAACCCAGGAGTGCCGGGATATTGGAGCCAAGATCCATTTCCAACATCATAATACTGCGACGCTTCATCGCTTGGCCCATCGAGAATTATGCGAATAATATCCGCATTAGAGTTTGCTCCGCCTGATATATTCAGCGTGTATTCGATCCCGGGAACGCCATCGATGACCTGTTCTATATATCCACTTTGCAAATCGCCAGTTGCTTCCGCAGTCAAAACCTTTTGCGCGACAGATGGCTCGCTTTCAAAATACGATGAGTCCTGATTTCCGAGAATTGCGCACGATCCGCCCTTTTCCCAGTTCTCGATGTCGGTTCCATCTACATCCTCGAATGTCGGGTTTTGCAACATCTGAGGATAGTATCCGCCACCCATTCCAGACACTAGACAAATGACAATGGTTCCGTTTTCTGGCGCGGAGATGACGCCGAGGTCTTTTGTCTCCATCTCGGCTGTAAGTTCTATCGTGCCCAGATAATAAGGTTGAATGTTATTAAACCCATTAAAATCAACCCAAGCTTCATTTAAAAAATCGAAACACTTGGTCGCCGTTCCAAAAACAGGATTGCCGTTAAATGCTAGGTAAAAGCCAACCGTGCCAAGCCCAGCTTCGTTGCTTCCGTCTATCGTGACAGCGACATCGCCGCTAAGTCCTGTCATCGGCTCAGAGAACGCCAACGCCAGAGATTCGTCTTCATCCTCAGATCCGGGAGAAGAACACATTTTCAGGCAAACAGAACCTTCGCTCGCCCTGCTTGTGTCGGCTAGTATTTTTGCGTTTCCGTTAAAGTCGCCGCCAGATCCGCCCTGAAAATTATAAGGGAACCAATATCTAAAAAGGTCGTATTTTTTAACGTCATTGTCTGTTGAATAACCATATTCCCAGTTTGCAAAATCTCCGTTCGGAAGTTCGTTTTCACCTGTCCCGTCTATGCTGAATGAAGCATTGTCGATCTTCACGCCGCTATAATTTGAGACGAATAGAATTTCAACCGCCTCAAGGCCTTCAGGTATAGCTACCGCATCCGATTCATGTTCGGCATATGAGGTCGTCAGGGAATCGAAATAATATATATAGTTTTCAAACTCGCTTTCAGATTGAGGCTGGTCATCTGCCGTGCAAGAAACTGCATCAACATAATAAATGGCATTTGCTCTTGGGCCTAAGACTACGAGTTTGATAGATGTGTCGCCTTCACAAATATAATCAACGCTTAAATCTGCGATTATATAGTCTGTGCTTAGAGATTGAGTTCTGAGCTGACCGCTTAAAAATTCGACTACGCTGAAATTTTCCCAAGTTCTGTTATTGCTGTTCCATATCTTGTCTCCATCCTCGTTCAAAATATAAAATCCAAGTTCTTCACCACCTGAATCACCCTTCGCAACGACCTTGATGCGATATTCTGTATCTTCGCTCAGCCCAGTTATTACTTTTGTCAACTTTGCATAGTCAAATGCACCGGGAGAAACAAACTTTACAGCATACGCCCCATGTTCTGCGGCCCCCGCATCTGCAACAGCCGTTGCAGACATTCCGACGCTTATTGTGAATCCGTCTGGAACATCGTCAGTCCAGTCATCAAACTCATTATTGCTTATAAGCTCAGGGCGCGGAAGAACAAACGATCCAGCATCATCACCGCTGAAGGCATAGAATATAGAACGCTCAAGCCAATCCTCACCCATGACCATAAAACCAAAAGAACCGCCAGCCTCCGGGCGCTTGGCCGTCACCTTCATCTTGTAATCCTCACCGCCAACGACCGAAACATCCTCAATCATTCCAACGCTCCAGCCGGGGAGACCCATGTCGTCAACGCCGTTGAATTCCATAGCATAGCCAGCAACGGAATCGGTTGTTTTAGACGGGGCCTTTGAAAGTCCGATCTGAGTTGCCAACCATCCAGTCGGGACTTCGAGCCTTTCTTCAAATCCTCCATCGGTTACAATGGAATCACCATAGACATCGGGCTCTTTTGTCTTGGTATCGATTGAAACTTTATTTTTCGTGATCTCTGGCAGCGTCGGGACTTGCTCGAGCTTGCCTGTCAGCGGATTAAATTTAAAAGGCATGATTAGCTCCTGACCACAGATTCAAGTTTCCCTGAAACTGCGTTATAGCTCATTGTTAGCGTATAGAGTGGCGTTGCACCGTTTAGATAAGTCACGGTTGCAATCTCGCCATCTGCTGCGCCGCCGGAAACATAGGTGATCGCTGTGGTGTCGTAAGTTTTTAAATCAGAAGCTAGAGACTGAAGGATATTGCCTAAAATTACTTGCGATTGATCATCATCTATTTTAATCGCGCTTGTAGCTGGATCAACTCGGATGTTTCTGACTTCTTGAGATGAATCATCAGTTACGCCGCCGATTGTCCTGACTCTATTAGGATCACTTTTTAAGATTTCGTCTGCCATAATTCACCTCTCATTTATTTGAAGTATTCTTTCCAAGCCTCTCGATAAGGCGTTTCAGCGCATCTGCAATTCGGATGCGAATCTTGCGGAGTCATTAAATCGACGCCGTGAACCTTGAATGGTTTATCTAGCTCGGCGATCTGGCCGTCGGCAGCCCCGCATATATCGCAAGTCCTGCTGTCTAAAGTCGCATCCCATCTGCGCTTGAGATCCGGCAAGACGCGCTTTGCCTCTCGTGTCGATTGATTTCTGCCTATATTGTACGCCCTGAGATATTCCGTCCGGGCGATTCGTTCTACCTGATACGATTCCGCCGAGATCAAGCCGCGCTGTCCTGCGAGCTGCTTCGTTACCTGATCGAGCGTCGAGTTTTTCAAAGCCGCCTGAGACAATATCTGACCGATGCGACCCCTTAGATGCTCGCTATATCTGCCGACCGAGCTTTCGTATTGACTGAGCAGCAGCTTTTCCGCCCTCGAGATCACCACAGAGGCCCGTATATTGAGCGGGACGTACTTTGCCCCGATTCCCTTTTGTAGCGCCTTAATTTCGTCTGAGGCATGGCTCACAGCTATTTTCGCGCCGGATATCAACCCTCGATCAAGGCCAGCTCTCAGCTTTTTAGCAAAGTCATCTATCGCGAGATCGATCTCCCTGCGATATCTGCCGAGAGAGCTGATCTTGACGATCTCATCTGATTCAACTCCGAGGGCGTCGTAAAGAGCCAGCCGGAAGTTTTTATAAAGGCTTTGGATGTCCCTCTGCCTTTTGATCTCGCCGCGAGCCAGCTCTTTCAAGTGCTGCAATATGATATCGGGGCTCGCCACAATTTATTGATCCTCGCTGAAATCAGCCCCCGAATCAGGGCCGGATGAAAATGCGCTGATCCTCGCCGCCTTCTGAGCTTCTAGGCGTTCCATCTCTGCCGCAATGTCCTCAATGGCGAAATCTGACGCGACGTATTTGACGGCTGATTCGTCCGATAGAAGGTTGCTATTTACCGCCATCGAAACGCGCTCGATGTCGGACTTCATATCCTCCGGCGTTCGGTCGAAGTAATCGCCCCATGAGAGCGAGACCTCGTCCGTCTTGATAGCGACGCCCGGATCGTCCTCTTTCAGTATTTTAAAGCCTCTGGTCTTGAGTATATCGACCGCCCGAAGCATCTTGCTGATAAGCGCTGCAATGCCTTCGTCGCCGTAGTTTCCGCGCTGGCTGTCGATCAGCGTCAGCATCGGGGCATATAGCCTCTCGAGTGCCTTTGAGCTGTCGGCTTTGATATCGATTGCCGTCGGGTCTAGCAGGATCACGCTTTGCATCTGGCAGACAGTTGCGATCATCGTTTTAAGCCGTGTTTCCGCCTTGTCGAACGTATTCCCGGTCGCCTCCAATAATTGAGCCTCGCCGTCGCCCATAACCCACGGAGCGATCGGGCTCTTGGCTAGGCATCGGTCATAATCTGTCTGAGTGAGCTTTTTCAAAACGAGCTGCGGATCTAGGTTGTAATGCAGCGACCTGTCGAACTGGCTGGCGAGATAGTTTATCGCGTCGAAGTGCCTGAGAGCGCCTTCGTCGTCATATAGCCCCACGCCGTCGAACATACCGCCGTGAAAAGGCAGCTCGGCGTCCATGTTCCTGATCCAGACCCCCGGAACGAACCCGAGGCCGTGCTCGTTTGATTCGATCTCGTTAAAAATAGGCGTGTCGTCCGTTATCCAAAGCGGCTGATCGTAATTCACGACCCTATTTTGATCGTATAGCTTTTGAAACCAGCGCCATTTGCCGTCTGTGTCCTTGAACTTGAACTGGATGAGCACCGAGATCGGTTCGTCGTCGTCCTCGCTTGCGAATGTCGGATAGCAGACCTTGCCGTTGTACGCCTTGAGCGAAAACTTTCCGTTTATAACTTGAAACGTCCAGAATACTGAACCGACGATATTGCCAAGAGCAGCGACTTGCTTGGCGACCTTCGCGACCTTCGCCTTTTTCATGAAATACTTTATCCACTCCTGAGCGCCTTCGTCCTCAGAAATGACATCCGGGAACCTTCCCCGGCTGAATAAAAACGAAACAACAGCGTTGACCATAGCCCTCGGCAAACTGACGATCATCTTCGGCTTGCGCTGATACATACCGACAGCGACCTTCTTGCCGTCGGAATCTAGGCCGTAATGATCCGTCCAGTTATATTTCAGATCCTCATATTGCCAGCCCCAATAATACGCCTCGAGGCGGTTCATACGCCAGAATCGCGGAAGTTCCCCGTTGACCGCAAGACGCTGCGACGCAAGGTTTTCCGTAATGATTGGAGATGTCGTCATATTTTGTCATCGTCATTTCAAGACGCCGACAACATAGGCGTCGAGACAGTGGCGGAGGTAGCTCATAGCCTTGACCATATCGATATGCCTCTTGGAGTCGTTCTGAGGCTTCACGATAGCGATCTTTCCATCGACCGAGACCTTCTTAGCTGCATGCTCGATCTGGCGCTTGAACTCCTGATATTCGACAGATTCGTCGGGTTTAAAAATTTTGATCTGTCCGTTATTTACGAAAGCGAGCAGCGCATAACAGTCCTCGGAGACAGAATCCTTCGTAGCCTTATAGACGGTCACACGCGCCCTTGAATAATTGTTTTCGAGATAGCCCGCGATCTGCTCGCCGACCCCGCGACCGTCAACGACGACCGCATCAGCTCGCCAAGCCTCGCAGAGCTTTAGCAACATTTCCTGCTGTCCCGGCAGCCCCGATGGATCGTTTCGCTCCGAAAGCGGCGCGCCGACCCAGAAATAAACGTCTAAAAGACGCATCTTCGGGATTCCGTTTATAGCTTCCGACCAATCGACCGACCAAAACTCGGCAACCGTCTGATCTCGCGCTGATTCGCCGCGCTCCGGGGATAGATCCTCGCCCTCTTCGTCCTCGCCTGCTATGTCGATCACCGCAACGACCTGTCGTTCGTCCGTTCGTGCTCTTTTGCGTTCGTGCTCGCCGGAGAATATCAAGCCCTGCTGGAAACGATTAAAAAAGCCGCCCATCGATTCGATGTCGATCAGGCGATATTGCGTCAAGATGATCGGATGATCCTCGCCTAGCTTCGCAACTCGTTCTGCGTAATGCTTTGCATATGCCGGGATCAGCTCGCACCAGATGTCAGCCGGAAACTGTAAATTCAGGCTTTTATCGACTTGCTCGTTGTATATCCTCTGCTCATAGAGCAAATCCATCTTGGCCGCTGCGACGCCGTACATGACCGTCGGGGCCGCTGTCGATGCCGTCATAGGCCCGAAAGCCTCTTCAAATTTTGCCTTGTCTATGTGATGCGCCTCGTCGATTTCGAGCAACAGCGACGCCGTAGCGCCTTCGACGTTGGCTCCCTTTTCGCCGCTTAGAAACTGGATCGATGCGAGCCCGAGCTCCTTGATGTATCCCTCACGATAGCCCCGAGGTTTCGGAGAGATCAGCGGATCTGCAAAAATCATCTCATCAAGTCGCCGCTTCGAGTTCACGATCTGCGGCCTGTATGTCGGCGCCACCTTTACGATAGAGCCGCCTTCGGTCTTGTACCTGAGCAGCGCCCGGGCCTCCACGGTAGCGGAAACCTCGTTTTTCATCGTCTGGCGTGACGATCTGATTGTGATCGTCTTGCCAGTTCTGCCGTCCAGATGCTTCTCGATCAGCTTAACGGCCTCGACTTGAGGCCAGTAAAGAGGCGACTGAAAAAAAACGGCCCTGTGATATTCAGGGTCGTCAATCGCATCCTCTATGCACGATTCGAGATCTTCGAGTTTGATCATGGCAGGTCATTTGTTTCTTTTATTTTCAAACTCTTTTTTTGTTATGATTCTCGTGATCATTTCCTGAACTTCGTTTGAACCGGAGATCTGCAGGCTTTGCGCGGCCTTTCCTTCAACTCTATCAACCAGCTCCCTGATAGCCTGAACATTGCCCTTTAAGCCCTCGACGATCAGAGCCGCAACTAGGCCATAATGAAAGTTCTTAGTAGATTTCAATTCGATGCGCTTCTTTTTTCCATCGGTCAAAGTTATCTCGATGCACAATTCCTCGGCGCTGAGTAGCTCGCGAGCCGTGTCGCTGAAAGTGTGCTCTTTCTTAGGACGGCCATAAGGATTTCTGACCTCTCCTTTTTGTGCGGGTTGTAGATTGGCGAGGCTTCTCTTTTTTCCTTCTAATTTTTTATTAGATTTCGCCATGTTATGACTCACTTTGAAATCGTGGCCTTATTTCCGGTGAAGTCTTCCCATCTGGAAATAATCACATCACAATACTTTTCGTCAATTTCGAGCATCCGGCATTTTCTGTTGAGCTTCTCACATGCGATGAGGGTTGTTCCTGTGCCTGCGAAAGGCTCAAAAACTATTTTCTTTTTTCTGGCGTGAATTTCTATCATTTTCACAGCGATAGAAACAGCCATCCCAGCACCGTGTATATTTTTGCCAATTTCAACTCCAATTTCTTTTGTTGTATCAATCCAGCCATAACAAGACAAGCCATCAACTCTCTTGATTATGGCTTCACCTTTTTTCTTCCAAGTCCATATATGCTCAAAGTCTGTTGCGGCGCGGTTTGAACTGATACATTGAAGCGAGTGAACTCTTGGGTTGGGTTTGCACCAGACCCGCCTTGACCATAAAAGCCATCCATCACCAAAAAAAACAGGGTAATACTCTAGTGCCATCGGATATTCACAAGGCTCAATCGTTTTTGTTATCACTCGCGCAGACGCAATATCTCCGAAGTTTATTACCGCAAAACCACCATCAACAACCAATTCAAGAAACAGCTTGCTCAACTTTGGAAGCATTTCTCTTAAATTTTCTATTGTGTCGTCATATTTACCGTAATCGACGCCAACTGCATATGGTGGACTGGTAAACACCATATCCGCCTTTTCCCCATCCATCAGCCGTTCAACATCCTCGCGCTTCGTAGCATCACCGCATAGAAGTCGGTGCTCTCCGAGAATCCACAGGTCGCCTGTCTTGCAAATCGTCGGCGGGTTTTCAGGGACTACATCGTCCTGTTCGGTCGGCTCATATCCTGTCTCGTCATCGTCCAGACCTGAAAGCGCATCAAAAACAACCGTATCGTCCACCCATCCCTCGTCAAGATCCACGCCGAAGCCGTCGAGTCCTTCCTGAGTAATGGTCTGATATTGGCTGGTAATGATTAAGAGTTTTTCCTTTGCGTCCTTCAGATTGTCGGCGTGAATGACCACACAAGGAACCTCGTCGGTCGGCTTTCCGTTTTCATCTACGAACTCGGCACATTCTTTTTTAAAGAACTTCTCGCGTCCATGCCCGTCCATGATTGCAAAGTCTTTTTCGCCTCGATGCCATACGAACATCGGGACGAATAAGCCCTTTTCCTGAAATGACTTTTTCAGCTTTTCGTAGTTATCATCGGGAAGGAACTTGAGATTGCCCTGCAATGGTTTCAGGTGAGCTATCTTCACATTTTGCAGGTTCATTTTTTCGATCTTGATCTTCATAGCCCCTGCTTTTCTTGTCCCCGACGTTTTTCTTTTTTTTGTTTTTTCAGGGTTTTCACTGGTTTTTTGTTTTTCAGAGCAATAAAAAACCCGGTGTTTTAAACCGGGTTTTGAAGTAGATACAAGATCAACAGTCTAAAGTGATTTTACAGGATGACCGGAAGTGATTTCAACGACTATTGTGGACACTCTCGGACACTCTGGGACATTCTCGGACACTTTCGGCTACTGTTTTTTCTTAATTTTATTTATTATGCACGAAAACAATCCCGCCTTTTACGAGTTTTTTAATCGCTCCCATCGTGGCCCTAAGTCCTCCGACATGATAAGTTCTTTTCCCAACTTCTAGGGACAGCTTGAAGTAAGGCGTCAACGAATTTTATATCTCTCATTTCACACCTCTCTTACGGAGGGCTTCGTTGACTACGTTGTTACAAATAGGAGCTTTCTTTTTAATCTCCTCCCCCAACGCTTTAAGCTCGGAACGGAAGAAGTTTTTTATTATCTCCTTTGC